ATACGAGATGCTCAGGAGTCTCGTGGGCTCGGAGATGTGTATAAGACACAGGGCCCAAGCCCCGCGCCCGGCCCAGCAGCCGCAGGGCCAGGACAAACAAGACAAGTCCCCGGACGCCAAGGCGTAAGCCGTAGGAGGCCGCGATGCTCCGCTATCTCTCGCTGTTCGCGGTAGGTCTGGCCACCGGCTACGCCTGGGGCTGGATCGACGGCCTAGCGGCCTCCCTGGCTGTTTGAGGACTGATCGCTATGTCAGGCGTTGTCGCTGTGCAGGTGTGTACCGCGTGGACCTCGACCCCCGAGGGCTTCATGGCGTGTCGCGAACTTGCATGGCAACAGGCCTACCTGATTCCGCCCGAGGCCGCTGGATACGTGGACATCCTGGTCAACGGTGGTTTCTCCCCGGAAGCCTTTGGCATCGGTGCCGCTGGCGTCCTGGGATCGTTCGTGACGGGGCTTTTGATTGGCTGGGTCGCGTCACTTCTTCGTAAAGCCAAGTAGAGAGGAAACACCATGAAAGCAATGAAGCAACGCATCGCCAAGTTCAGCCCGGTCGCCTCGTTCCGCAACCTGTGCATCGCCGGTTCCGTCACTGCCGTGACTTCGCTGCCGGCCTTCGCCGGGGTGATCGACACCAGCGCGGTGGAATCGGCGATCACCGATGGCCAGGGCGATATGAAGGCCATTGGCGGCTACATCGTCGGCGCCCTGGTGATCCTGGCCGTTGCCGGCCTGATCTACAGCATGTTGCGCAAGGCGTAACGGGTGCTCTGGTCGGTGTGGTTGGGGGCGTTCTTCGCCGGCGCCTTCATCACCGGGTACCGGACCGGCGAATTCTTCTAACCGAACAGACCGAGGCGGAAGCCCCCTCCGGAGTTTCCGGCAGGGGGCTTTTTCATGGGTGACTGGATGAGTAACAACGCACGTTCCGGCCTTGGCCGACTTCTTCCGCTGCTGGGCCTGCTGGTCTCGCTGCTGTGGCATCCCTTGGCGAGTGCGGACTTCTACCAATGGAAGATTTCCATCCCCGGAAATCCCACGGCCTTCTTTCCATCCTATACGGCGGCATGCCAGTACTACTTCGATAACACGTCGGCCAACTGGCTAAAGAAAGTCAACAAACTGAGCTACAAGGAAGTTCAGTGCAGTGTTTCGGGTACTGGTGGAATCACTTGGGAGACGAAGACTGCCATCTTGACTGGCGATAGCTGTCCTCCAGAGCAAGAACTCGATCCGGCCGACGGTGCCTGCAAGCCGCCACCCGAAGAGTGCAAGGAAGGCGAACTGTTTCCGGCCAAGGGCCCGGACTCGCCTGTTGTCACCTCGGGCGGGCGGAACTATGTCGGCGACGGCGGCGCACCGAGCGCCTGTTATCAAAGCTGCGAGTACGGCGGCAACCCCAGCCCGGCCAGTTGCTATCTGGTCAAAGGCTCCACCACGACCGGCTTCTGCAATTACATCCTCAAGGGCACCGGACAGAATTGCGGTGCCGATTCCTACACCTTCGCGCAGACCGGCGACTCGCTGAACCCGCCCGACACCCCGAACACCGATCCTTCCGACCCGAACGACCCCGGCTGCCCGCCCGGCTGGTCGTGGTCGGGGACTACCTGCGTCAAGACCCCGACCGATCCCACGGATCCAACCGACCCGACCACGCCGGGCGGTGATGGCGACGGCGGCGGCGATGGCGATGGCGGTGGAAACAACAACGGCGGCGGCAACGACGGCGGCACCGGCAATGGCGGCGACGGCAGCGGGGGAGGGGACGGCAACGGCGGGGGCGATGGTAGCGGCGACGGTGACGGCAGCGGCACGGGCGGCGATGGCAACGGCACCTGCGACCCGGCGAAAGAGAACTGCTCCACCGGCCCCGAAGGCCCCGGCGGCGAACTCAAGGAACCCACGCCCGGCACCTGGGATGACGCTATCGCCACCTGGGAAAAGAAGGTCGAGGAAGCCAAGCAAGAACTCAAGACCAAGGTGAAGGCCAACGTCGATCAGATGAAGGGCGCGTTCGACCTCAACCTGGCGGAAGGCGGCGGGCAACTGCCCTGCGAGCCCATGACCATTTGGGGCAAGTCCTACTCCCTCTGTATCTCCGACTACGCCGGCCAACTCTCCAGCCTGCGCGTGGCGCTGCTGCTAATGGCCGCGCTGATCGCCGCCCTCATTCTGCTGAAGGACTGACCCTATGGAATGGCTCTCCGGTTTTCTCGATCAGATCATCGCCTTCTTCCAGTGGATCTGGGATTTCTTCGCCCAAGGCATCTATGACTTCGTGCGCGACGGCCTGGTGGTCGCCACCAAGGCGTCGATGTACGCCGCGCTCCAGACCCTGATCCTGCTGATCGATGTCAGCTACACCGCCGCTCGCGAACTGATCGACAGCCTCGGCGTGCCGCAGATGATCCGCAGCATGTACGCCGCGCTACCGGGGCCGATTGCGGCGGGTCTGGCCTTCTTCGGCGTGCCGCAGGCGCTGAACATCATCATGGTCGCGGCGGCGACGCGCTTCTGCATGCGCTTCGTGCCGTTCATTGGGAGGTGATCCGTGTCGATCAAGATCCATCACGGCCCCAATGGCTCCTACAAGACCTCCGGCGCGATCCAGGATGACGCCGTGCCCGCGCTGAAAGACGGGCGGGTGATCATCACCAACGTGCGCGGCTTCACCCTGGAGCGGGCCTATCAGGTCTTTCCGGACCTGCCCAACACGGCGGAAATCATCAACCTCGATCTGGAGTCGCTGGAAGACCTCGAAAAGATGCGCACGTGGTTCCAGTGGGCGCCCCGCGGGGCCTTCTTGATCTTCGACGAAACCCAACTGCTGTTTCCCAAGTCCTGGCGGGAAAAAGACCTCGAGCGCTTCGACTACCCCGGTGGACCGGAAGCGGCCCATGCGGCCGACCGCCCCATGGGCTGGCTCGACGCCTGGACCCGGCACCGGCATTTCAACTGGGACATTGTCCTCACCACGCCGAACATCTCCTACATCCGCGACGACATCCGCATGACCTGCGAGATGGCCTACAAGCATTCCAACCTCGCGGTGATCGGCATCCCTGGCCGCTACAAGGAGGCCCAGCATGACGCCCAACTCAACCGTCCGCCCGCCGATGGCACCATCATCGAGTACAAGCGGATCCGAAAGCAGACCTTCGCCCTCTACCAGTCCACGGCCACCGGCAAGACCCAGGACACCAAGGCGGGCAAGAGCCTCTTCCGGTCGCCTAAGCTGGTTCTTCTACTGGCATTGCTGGCCGGCACTATTGGCTTTGTCTGGTATATGGGGCCTCTGCGCACGATTGGCGGTCCGGCTGCTGCGACACCTGCCGACGCTCCTGGCGACCCTGCTCAAGCCCCTGCTGCGCCCGCTGCTGTGGCTGCTCCAGCGCGTCCTGCTGCGAATAGCTTTCTTCCTCCTGGGCTTGTACCTGATGGGCCTGCTGCTGCGCCTGTTGATCTGAACGCCCATCCCTTCGCCGATCGACGGATCTCCATCCTCGCCCACGCCTACCGCAAGTCGCGGGGCGATATCTACCTGTTCGCCCTGGAGGATCCCACGGGCCGGCGCCTGGAACTCACCAGTTGGCAACTGATCGGCTCCGGCTACCGGGTGACGCCCAAGGGCGAGTGCGTCGTAGAGCTTCGCTATGAGGACTGGAAACAGACCGTCACCTGTGCCGGGAGGCAGGCCGGCGCGGTGGCCAGCATCGCTCCGGCAGCGCCTGTTGCCGCCTCCGCAGACGCACCGGCCAGGGGCCAGTCGCCGCTGACCATCGTCCCCGATTCCGAATACGCCTCGCGGCCCTGGAGGCAGAAATGATCGATTGGGAATTCCTCGTCCCGGTGGCGATGGGCTGGGCGCTGCATCACTGGTGGACGGTGATGACGGCGCTAGCGGCGGTAGGGGTGCCGCCATGAGGGGCGGGCCGCGCCGCCGGCCGGGAGCGCAAGGCATGAGCGATAGGCCGAAGGCGCGGCCGACGCCCCTGTAACACGTCAGATAACCCCCGATCAGCAACCCCATAGAACCTCATTAACGGGTAAAGAACATGAAGACTCCGATCCATCCAACCCGACTGGTCCTCGAAGAAAACGGGGATTTCCACAAGTCCCCGAAGGGGATGCTTTTCATGGACCCGCTCAATGGACAGTTCACCGACTTGTCAGGCGTGCGGATCCTGCGGTGCGGCGTGGACACCGTGCGGCAGTTGTACAACGGCAAGTTGCGCCCGGAAGTCATGGCGCTGTTTGACCTGTCGGTGGATGTGGTCGAGTTCGCCGGCTACGAATGGTCCAAGGGCCGTATCGGTCGCGACTCTGGCTATCAGTACCGCCTGCAGAACGCCGAAATGGGCCTGATCCTGCTGATCAAGAACCACAACATCAAGGTCGACACCATTGGCTCGCACCTCAAGATCGAAGTGTCGCCTCACGCCATTGACGGCGCCGACCCGCGTATCCTTCAGGGAGTGCTGGATGACCTGGCCGCAGCGGTGCTGAGTCACTGTGAGACCAACCAAGCAGCCGTGCATATCGCGCTGGATGTGCAGGGCTGGACGCCTCCGGCTGATCTCGTTGATCGCATGCACTGCCGCTCGCGTCGGGTACGGCAAATCAGTGGGATCGAGCGGATCGAGTTCGACGGCAACGCCTCGGTCTACGGGCGTGGCGAGACGTACATGTTCGGCTCGGCCAACGGCCTGCAACTGTCGATCTATAACAAGACCCTCCAGGCTCGGGCCACCGACAAGCTCGACTATTGGGAAAGCGTGTGGGCGACCCTGAACGGGGATCCGTTCGGTGATGGCGACCCGGCCTATAACCCCCTGGAAACGGTGTGGCGGATCGAGTTTCGCTATCACCACTCCATCGTCCAGCAGTTCTCCGAAGGCTCGCGTATGGCCTCGGGGGAGGTCATCGGCTGCCGCACCTACGAGGGCCTTTGCCCGCATCTACAGGGGCTGTGGAACTATGCCTGCGAGGCATTCCGTGTGCTCTCCCGGGAGGGCATGTATGACGCCTTCTGGAGCCTGATCAGCCAGGACGCCCGCGTCCAGGTCGAGTGCGATCCGCTGATCGAGCGCACCGAGTATCGGCGCTATTACAAGACCGCCAAGGGCTTTAGCGGGCGCAACTGCGAGATGTTCCTTGGCCAGTTCGTGAGCCTGATCGCGCGGGAGCGTGTCCCGGCAAAAAAGGCTATTGAGTCCGCCCGTAAACTGGAGTTCTGGCACGTTATCGAAGACCACTATCTCGCCAAGGGTTGGACTCGTCGCGATCTGGAAAGGCATATCCACAAGCTCATGTGTGATCGCTATCTGCGCAAGGGATATGCGATATGACGGTACGCAAGGACGGCAAGACGTGGACGGCTGACTTCTATGAGAATGGTCGTTCCGGGCGCAGGATTCGCAAGAAAGGCTTCGCCACCAAGTCTGCCGCGATTCGCTATGAGCAGGATTTTTTCGCCGTGAAGGGCGAGACGGGCCGACCGCTGGATGACCGTCTCTCCGATCTGGTGAAGGTTTGGTATGACCTCCACGGCTGCACCTTGAAGGATGGCAAGCAACGCTTGGCGCGCTGCGAGGCGCTGGCGAAGCGGCTAGGGAACCCCTTGGCGTTCGAGTTCGATTCGTTGGCGTGGGCACGCTACCGGCAACGTCGCTTGACCGAGGTGAAGCCTGAGACGGTCAATCACGAGCAACGCTACTTGTCGGCGGTCTTCTCTGAACTGATTCGCCTGGGCTCCTGGCACAAGGAAAACCCGCTGGGCAAGGTCCGGCAAATCAAGACGGATCAGGTCGAACTGACGTTTCTGTCCCTGGATCAGGTCGCTCGACTGCTGGAAGAGTGCAAGGCCAGTACGAACAACCATACCTATCCGGTCGCGCTGTTGTGTCTCGCCACGGGAGCCCGCTGGGAAGAGGCGGAAAGCCTGACGCGGGGCGCTGTGCATGGCGGCAAGGTGCACTATCACCGGACCAAGAATCGGCAGAGCCGATCAGTGCCGATCCCGGATGAGTTGGAGAGGTTGATATTCAAGGTGGGCATGCCTGGATCTGGCCGCCTGTTCATGTCTTGCCGCGCCGCGTTCCGCTGCGCCTATCAGCGTTGTGGGTTCCAGACGCCGGGCCAGATGACCCACATTCTCCGCCATACCTTCGCCAGCCACTACATGATGGGGGGAGGGGACATCCTGACCCTACAGCGGATCCTCGGCCACTCCTCGATCACGATGACCATGCGGTATGCGCACCTATCGCCGGAGCATTTGGCCTCGGCTATGAGCCTCTCCCCGCTGTATCAGATAAAGCACTTCGCTAGTCAGGTACACCAGTAGAAGCCTTTTCAGGTTTGTCCAGGGAGCTATCAATACGGCTGAGGAGGTTTCGCTCCTGAACGACCCAAATCTTCGGAGCGGCATAACCCACAACGAAGGATAGAGCCCATATCTTTGCAAAGACTGCTGGTGTCTCTTGTAGTGCTCCAATGAAGTACAGCCCAACAACGAAGCCTAATACGCCTCCAACAAAAAGCCGCATGAATAGCCATGCGGAGCGAAGTTCTTGTAGTTGAGTAGAGGCGAGTTTCATATCTCCTTCCTGGCGGGGAAGGTGAGTGAGGTTGTAATTCGCGACCATTGTCTGTGCCAGGCTCCCAAAGATCGCACCGATAGTGCAGGCAATGGGAAGAAGCACGTCAAACATAGAAAAGCCGAGTTCGCTGAACATGTCCCTTGTCTCTACTGGCTGATGACCGAAGGGTAGGGCAGAGGCAGGGGTGAGGGAAGAGGTAGACACGCTGTAGTCACTTTGTAGTCACCACAGGCAAAAGAAAAGGGGTTAGCTTGCGCTAACCCCTTGAAAAATATGGTGGCTACACCGGGACTTGAACCTGGGACATCAGCATTATGAATGCTGCGCTCTAACCGACTGAGCTATGTAGCCGAGTGGCGCGCATTTTCCGTATCTCGGGCGGGGCTGTCAACCCCTGGGGCTAGATAATTTTCTGATCTTTCAATCGTTTAGACGGAAGGGGTCGGATCGCCGGAGAGCGGGCGGTGGGGAGGGACGGGAACGAAAAAGCCCCGGCGCTTGGCCGGGGCTTTCCTGGGACGGGAAGGGGATTACACGTTAAACAAGAAGTCTGGCCGAAAAGCATTTGTATAAGCGGTGCCCACCTTGTTTCCTCTCATCTTGTAGTCACTTCCATATACACTTTGGCCGCTGCTACCCGGAGCGAGGCCCGCGTATCGCTTGCCTGTACCGCATCGCAGCTTTCGGATTTTTTGATGCGAAAATTCCCTTCTGGGAATCCGTGACCGTGACCGGCCAGCCGTCTGAAACTGCCTGCATTCAATCGAAATGCAGGGGTGATGACGATGAGGATTTTACGCAAGAAGGCTGTCTGCGAGAAGCTGGGCGAAATCAATGAAGTGACGCTTTGGCGCATCTCCCGCGCTGATCCGACATTCCCGGTATCCATCCAGATCAACAAGCGTGTCGTCGGCTGGCTTGAGCACGAGATTGATGCGTGGCTCGAACAGAAGGCCGCTGCCGCACGCGCCGCCAGCAACAACGCTGTCTATCCCTGATCGCCGCGTTCCCGCAGGCCAAGGGTCAGGATTCGACGATGCGCAGCTTGGGCAGCTTGCTGGACGCTGGCTTGGAAGAAGCCAAGTCCAAGCGCGATCCACTGGCGTGGATCAAGCAGAAAGCTGCCGAAGTAGCAGAGCAGGCAGAGCAGCGAGCAGCAAATGAACCCCGCCAGATGTTCTTGCCCGGCTTCGATATTGGAGCCTTTCCAAACCATCTGAACAGATCAAGCCTCATTGCTCCCATCGCACGAGGGAAACGCAAATTCCATCGGCAAGCTGTGATGGTGACGCGGCGGGATTGCGTGCTGGAGTACACCGGGGAGCAACTGGACGAAGCAGACGGCGACCTCATCATGGCATTGATCGCCTTCGCCCAGCCGTTCCGCTTGGGCACATCAGTGCCGCTCAACCGCGCCAAGCTGCTGCGCAGGCTCAAGCGCAGCACGGGCAAGCACGATTACGAATGGCTACATCGCCGTATCAAGGTGCTGACAGAGGCCACACTGTTCCTTGAGGCCAAGAAGCCGGACGGCTCGACCCGGTACAGCATCGGCAAAACGGTGTCTTTCCGCATCATCGCGGCCTTCAGCTACGACGACGAGGCCGAGACGTACAGCTACAGCCTAGATCCCCGCTGGGTACAGATTTTCGGCAATCGGGAATACAGCCTGATCGACTGGGACAAGCGGATGCAGATCGGGCGCGGGCAGGACATGGCCAAGACATTGCAGCGGCTGGTGGCCACGTCCGCTGACCCAGTACAGCGGTACGCACTGGACTGGCTCAAGGGCAAGATGGAATACAGCGGGCGGATGCGTGATTTCCGCGACGCTTTAGCCCGCGCTGTGCGCGAGCTGGAGCGGCTTGAGATCATCACGGCCCACAAGGTCGAGAACAGCACACGAGGCAACCCGCAGCTTGCTCTGTGGCTCCCGGAAGCAGTGGTATAGCGTTCCGCCAACGACCCACAAAGTGGGACGTTTTTCATCGGGATAGCGTCGCGCCCTCGTCGGGATAGCATCGCGCTTTATCGGGATGGCGTCGCGCTTTATCGGGATAGCATCGCGCACGCCATTTGCAGGCAATTGATTTAATTGAAGAAAAACAACATTTTTTCGCTTCTACCTTTCTTCTACTCTTCTTCTACCAGCAGAGCACTGTGGATAACTCGCAAGCGAGTTCCCCACAGCCTTCGCTCCCTCCGGTCGCTGCGCGTCAGCCCGTGGATAACGGCAAGCCGTTACCCACCGGCCTCCTTACGGCTACTCGTCATTCATAGGGGTCGTCTCAGAATTCGGAAAATAAAGCACGCTAAGGCGTAGTCGCCCCGTGACTCCCCCGCGCCGATGCAGCGAGCTTCGTTCCGTCTTGCAGTGACGCAATCAGCGGGCAGGAAACGTTCCCTTTCCGCGCATGGCAGGCGCACACCAGTTCAGACAGCACGGCCTCCATGCGTGCCAAGTCGGCCATCTTCTCGCGCACATCCTTGAGCTTGTGCTCGGCCAGGCCGCTGGCTTCCTCGCAATGGGTGCCATCCTCCAGCCGCAGTAGCTCGGCGATTTCGTCCAGGCTAAAGCCCAGCCGCTGGGTCGATTTCACGAACCGCACTCGTGTTACATCCGCCTCGCCATAGCGGCGAATGCTGCCATAGGGCTTGTCTGGCTCCGGCAGCAGGCCCTTGCGCTGGTAGAACCGGATGGTCTCCACATTGACCCCGGCCGCCTTGGCAAAAACGCCAATGGTCAGATTCTCAAAATTAATTTGCATATCGCTTGACTCCGTACATAACTACGGAAGTAAGCTTAAGCTATCCAAACCAAATTTGAAAGGACAAGCGTATGTCTGAACCACAAAACGGGCGCGGCGCGCTCTTCGCCGGTGGGCTGGCCGCCATTCTTGCGTCGGCCTGCTGCCTGGGGCCGCTGGTTTTGATCGCCTTGGGGTTCAGCGGGGCATGGATCGGCAACCTGACGGTGCTGGAACCCTATCGCCCGATCTTCATCGGCGCAGCGCTGGTCGCGCTGTTTTTCGCCTGGCGGCGCATCTACCGCCCGGCGCAAGCCTGCAAACCGGGTGAGGTCTGCGCGATTCCCCAAGTGCGAGCTACTTACAAGCTCATTTTCTGGATCGTGGCCGCGCTGGTCCTGGTCGCGCTCGGATTTCCCTACGTCATGCCATTTTTCTATTAATCACAGGAGTTCATCATGAAAAAACTGTTTGCCGCCCTCGCCCTCGCTGCCGTTGTTGCCCCCGTGTGGGCCGCCACCCAGACCGTCACGCTGTCCGTACCGGGCATGACCTGCTCCACCTGCCCGATCACCGTCAAGAAGGCGATTTCCAAGGTCGAAGGCGTCAGCAAAGTTAACGTGACCTTCGAGACACGCGAAGCGGTTGTCACCTTCGATGATGCCAAGACCAGCGTGCAGAAGCTGACCAAGGCCACCGAAGACGCAGGCTATCCGTCCAGCGTCAAGAAGTGAGGCACTGAAAACGGCAGCGCAGCACATCTGACGCCCTTGTCTGCTACCACAAACGAAAAAGGATCTGTCGCATGACCCATCTAAAAATCACCGGCATGACCTGCGACTCGTGCGCGGCGCACGTCAAGGAAGCGCTGGAAAAAGTACCCGGCGTCCAATCTGCCATAGTGTCCTATGCCAAGGGCGCGGCCCAGCTCGCCCTTGATCCAGGCACAGCGCCGGACGCACTGACCGCCGCCGTGGCTGGCCTGGGCTACAAAGCGATGCTCGCCGATGCCCCGCCGACCGACAACCGCACTGGGCTGTTCGACAAGGTGCGCGGCTGGATGGGTGCCGCCGACAAGGGCAGCGGCGGCGAGCGCCCGTTGCAAGTCGCCGTGATCGGCAGCGGTGGAGCCGCGATGGCGGCAGCACTGAAGGCCGTCGAGCAAGGCGCGCAGGTCACGCTGATTGAGCGCGGCACCATCGGCGGCACCTGCGTCAACGTCGGTTGTGTGCCGTCCAAGATCATGATCCGCGCCGCCCACATCGCCCATCTGCGCCGGGAAAGCCCATTCGACGGCGGCATGCCACCCACACCGCCGACGATCTTGCGCGAGCGGCTGCTGGCCCAGCAGCAGGCCCGTGTCGAAGAACTCCGTCATGCCAAGTACGAAGGCATCCTGGACGGCAATTCAGCCATCACCGTTCTGCACGGTGAAGCGCGTTTCAAGGACGACCAGAGCCTTATCGTTAGTTTGAACGAGGGTGGTGAGCGCGTCGTGATGTTCGACCGCTGCCTGGTCGCCACGGGTGCCAGTCCGGCCATGCCGCCGATTCCGGGCCTGAAAGAGTCACCCTACTGGACTTCGACCGAGGCCTTGGTCAGCGACACCATTCCCGAACGCCTGGCCGTCATCGGCTCGTCGGTGGTGGCGCTGGAACTGGCGCAAGCCTTCGCCCGGCTGGGTAGCCAGGTCACGATCCTTGCGCGCAGCACGCTGTTCTTCCGCGAAGACCCTGCCATCGGCGAGGCCGTCACAGCCGCCTTCCGTGCCGAAGGAATCAAGGTACTGAAACATACGCAAGCCAGCCAAGTCGCCCATGTGGACGGCGAATTCGTGCTGACCACTGGACAGGGCGAAGTGCGCGCCGACAAGCTGCTGGTCGCCACCGGCCGGACACCGAACACGCGCAGCCTGGCATTGGAAGCGGCGGGGGTAGCCGTCAATGCGCAGGGGGCCATCGTCATCGACAAGGGCATGCGCACCAGTAGCCCGAACATCTACGCGGCCGGCGACTGCACCGACCAGCCGCAGTTCGTCTATGTGGCGGCAGCGGCCGGCACTCGTGCGGCCATTAACATGACCGGCGGCGACGCCGCCATCAATCTGACCGCGATGCCGGCCGTGGTGTTCACCGACCCGCAAGTGGCGACCGTGGGCTACAGCGAGGCGGAAGCGCACCACGATGGCATCGAAACCGACAGCCGCACGCTGACGCTCGACAACGTGCCGCGTGCGCTCGCCAACTTCGATACCCGCGGCTTCATCAAGCTGGTCATCGAGGAAGGCAGCGGACGGCTGATTGGCGTACAGGTGGTGGCCCCGGAAGCGGGCGAACTGATCCAGACGGCTGTTCTCGCCATTCGCAACCGCATGACGGTGCAGGAACTAGCCGACCAGTTGTTCCCCTACCTAACGATGGTCGAGGGCTTGAAGCTCGCGGCGCAGACCTTCAGCAAGGACGTGAAGCAACTGTCCTGCTGCGCCGGATAAGGAAAAGGAGGTGTTCGATGAACGCCTACACAGTGTCCCGACTGGCCCTTGAGGCCGGGGTGAGCGTGCATATCGTGCGCGACTACCTGCTGCGCGGATTGCTGCGGCCAGTCGCCTGCACCACGGGCGGCTACGGCTTGTTTGGGTGCCCGCAGAATTCGGAAAAAATCGTACGCTAAGCCGCGCCATGTGCTTGCGCGCGAGCGCTCTCAAGAGGATGGTCCCTCGTACTTCCGAAAAGCGCGCCAAAGCACAACGTCATAGACGACCTTGAGTAGGCCGCAGGCCACCAGCGGCGCCGCCAGCCAGCCGGCGGCGAATAGGGCGCCGCCAATGGCGGGGCTCGCTATGGCATTGAGGCGCTTTACCGCACCGCCGTAGTTGTTTTCCCAGTGGCTGACGATCAGCTTCTCGGACAGGCCGGTGAGTTTGGCCGGATCGCATGAAAGAGGTTTCAGTTCGTAAGGCATCTTGGCTTCCTCAGCAAGGTGGATCGGAAACGGCGCGACGAAGGCTGACTCGATCAGGTTCAGCCTTGGTTCGGAAATACCAGCCACCCCGCCAATCCCGCCGCGAGGATCACGACGACGACGTTGAGCTTGTTCTTCCAGGCATAAAGGAATGCCAAGCCTGCGGCGAAAATCGACATGCCCACCGTCAACGATGGGACACGTTCAGCAGTGACCTGCGCCAAGTCGATGGTGGTTGCGCCGATCAGGCCGACTACCCCAGCCGCGACGCCGTCCAGAAAGGCGTGCAGCCGTTTGTTCTCCACGACCGCCTCCAGCCGGTCGTAGAAAATCAGCGAGAACGCAAAGGCCGGAAGAAAGACACCCACCGTCATGGCCACCGCCC